TTCCAATATTACTTTTAATTGTAATAGGGCAATCATCTTTACGAAGATAAAATTCAATAGCACCTTCATCATCCTGTAAACTGCTCACAGCAAACCCAGCAGTCTTACCATCCCGAACACCTTCACTGATATTCTCACTCATTTACTACTCCTTTAATATCGTTTAATTCAACAACAACTTCACGGTTCGCTCTTACTATATCTCTTCTCAGAACAACCGCAAAGTTATTACCTAGGAATGTAATCTCGCCAGAGCGAACTACATCATTACTGATATAATCCACATTCTGCCCTATTGAGTATTTAATCTTCCTAGTCCTCATTATCCACACTCACTCTGACCTGTTGCAGGGTCAATGAAACATGCTTGTCCAGTATCTTCTTCTTCCTTTGGTTCTTCCTTATCAACAAGGATACCAAATCGTTTACCGGCGGCTCTGAATGTAGTTACACCCTTAGCACCCATCTTCCAAGCTTGTACATAAACATCTTTAAACTCTTCCCATGTCACATCATCACCCACATTGCAGGTCTTTGATACAGCAGAGTCAGAGAACTTAGTAGCACTTGCTAGTACTTTTAGATGTTCCTTGGGTGATATTTCCGAAGTCTTTCTACCCAGTATTCCCCACTCTCGCCATGCATAGTCAGAGACTTCTTCCACAACTGCCCCATCCAATGTCTGCATCGTCCTATCATAAGAATAGGAAAAGACAGGCTCAAGGCCACTAGAAATATTGTCAGCACAAAGACTGATAGTACCAGTAGGAGCAATACTAAGAAGATGACTATTGCGTACCCCATACTCGTAAATAGCATCTTGGATATCCTGTGGTAAAGTTTTGATGAATTTAGATTCACAGTATAAGTCCTTATCAAATAATGGAAATGGACCTTTCTCTTTAGCAAGCTCAATACTTGCACGATAGGAACCATGTTGAATAATGTCCTGAATAGTCTCCTGAACTGCTAAGAACTCGTCAGTAGCATAAGGATATCCAAGTGCCTCAATAGCATTAGCTAACCCAGAATATCCCATCCCCATTCTACGTTTAGCTTCAGCTTCAGCCTTTTGCTCAGGTAATGGGAAAGGTGATACATCAATAATTTTATCCATTGCTCGGACAATTATAGGGATATCTTTCTCTAACTGAGTAAAGTCAAAGCTAAACCCATCAGCACCTTTAACAATATACTTAGTCAAGTTCCAAGAACCTAGTAAGCAAGCACCATTAGGAGGTAGGGGCTGTTCACCACAAGGATTAGTTGCCGCAATAGTTTCAATCCAGTACAGGTTATTCTGGTCATTAATAGTATCAATGAATAGAATCCCAGGCTCGGCCCAATCCCATGTGCTACGCATAATCTTATCCCATAAGTTCTGGGCATTTACATAGCGCACTACTTCACCTTTCCATCGTAATGCAAAAGGTTTATTATTCATCAGACATTGCATGAAGTCTTCTGTTACTGCAACTGACATATTATATCTAGTTAATCGGTTGTCGTTATTTTTCGCAGTAATGAATTCTTCCACGTCTGGATGGTCGATGCGTAAAACGGCCATTTGAGCACCACGTCTGTTACCAGCACTACTAACAGTCCCACAAACAGCGTCTCCAATGTCCATGAAGCTGATGGGGCCAGATGCAGGGGCATTAAGGGTACTAATAAAAGTTCCGTTGGGTCGGATTGTTGAAAAATCATAACCTATTCCTCCACCTTGTCGTTGAGTTAAAGCTGAATTAGTAAATGTTTGCATGATACCTACCATCGAATCAGGAATAGTATCAGATACGAAACAGTTAAATGCTGTTACTTCATTTACAGAACCAATAGCAGACTGAACACGACCCGCAGGTAAGAACCGTTGGTCTAATAATATCTCTGCTAGTGCATCATGATGCTTTTGTCCATCTGATAATGGTCCCGCAATCCGGTACATAGCAGTACGGAAATCTTCACCTTTAGCTCGGTATTTAGTTTGATGTTGTTCTTGTGAGATAGGTAGTTTAGGACCATACTCATGGAAGTTACCATCTTTATTCATAAGTCTGACTCCTTAATAAACATACCATCAATCATCTTACCTTTACGGTCTTTGATATCATCCCAGGCTGTTGCTACACACTGAGCAATAGTCAAGTTATGTTGAGCCGCAATGATAGTTAATACCACAATCATATCACCGATATCATCTTTGACATCACGCTTACGTGCAATATTACCAGCTAACTCACCAGCTTCTTCAATTAGTTTTACATATTGAGCTTGAGGATTAGAACCTTTAATCAGGTTTCTTTCATTAGCCCAGTTTTTAATACTTGCAATTAGTTCGTGCAGTTCCATTTTATCTCCCTCGTAGTGTAGACCATCATTGCCATTTTGTCCAATTATATCAATTCTGCTCATCATTGTTTCCAGTATACTGTTTCTAAATCTAACTCACTTAATAAGAATCCCACGTTACTATGTATTCTCATGGCATTATTAATTACTGTTTCTTTATGTTCTTGTGGTAGTTCTTTTACATTATCTAATATCTGCCCAGCTACATCAAAAGCATGTTTAGATATTTCTTCATCAGATAACTCGAACTCTTCTGCGTCAACATGACTCAGTACTTCTCTGTCCATCTTATCCATAGATTCTCCTATTAGCCTTTTAGGGTCTTGCTTAGGACCATCCTTGTCGGGGATATTAGTTACATTTCCAGTAATCGTTCCATGCTTACGAAGTCAATATCATAATCAGAGAATTCATAGCGATTTGTAAAGTGCTTCATGTGAACGAAACCACGAATCTCAGTATTACAAGCACCACGATATCCTTCATCATGCATATAGAAACTACCAGCACATACCCCAAAGTGAGGCTTACCATCCATAGTCTGTCTGCGTCCAAACTGATACTGTTGCATGTGACCATGAACAAACGAGTGAGGATGCTTATTCAGCTTGTTCTCGATACCACCACCAATAGGCTTACCGCTCATCGGATTAGGCATAAAGTGATTGAATGCAATACCATCTATCCACATAGGATATAGATACTCATGAAAGTTCCAACCACCAGAAGTGATAATTCGCTCCAAGTCAACAAGCCCCAGCAGTGCGGGATTCTTCTTGTACATAGTAGCTAACCGCATTTCATGGTTGCCACAGATGAAGTCATAAGTAGGCACGTACTTCTTCTTACGAGCTTTCTTATTCATCTTCTCGATGTAATCAGGAATAATAGCCAGTGCTTTAGTACCAGCCTTTAGGTCATCAACTAACCGGCGGCCTTCAGACTCAAGAGGGCTTGCATAGAAGCTTAAGCTTTCAAAGTCCCAGTTGTCACCGATATGCACGATATGCTTAGGCTTATGTTTCCAGATGTATCGAGCCAGCTTATGTAGATGGTCCAGTGGGGCATCCATAGTAACCTGAGTATCGGCAATCACTATAATATCATTGCTAGTTTTATGCATCGTTACCATCCCTGAATCCAAAGACTTTAGTAGTACACCAACCATGAGGTACAAGTATCTTATCTACTAAATAAATAAACTTAAATAGTAGATACTTTTTGATTGCTTTAGTCATTTCTTTCTCCTAGCTCTCTTTCGAGGCTTTTGTTTACCCTTCTCAAGGTCAAATGTTGGATGAATTATACCGGACGGATTCTTAGCATGGTATTCCAAGTAAGCAACCAAACCCTTTAGCCATTTCAGATAATCAATCCTAACTAAATGAGTAACCTTCATCATGAATTGAGCACCAACTTTAACCTTACCTTCAGCCCTATTACAAGGCCCACAGATAGTCCCTCGTAGCTCACCTGTAGTATGGCTATGGTCAAGTGCTGTTAGTCCAGTAGCGAGGCTACCATGACATATAGGGCATATATATCGTTGCTTTGCGGCAAACATCTTCCTATACTTAGGAATATCAGCAGGTTTAATCTGAAGAGTCATAAACTTCACCACTTATAATGTGCATCTTTCTTATTCTAAAGTCAAAAGTCCATTGATAGGCATAACCATCTTCCCTGTAGTTCCTTACCATATATAGAAGATTAACCTGCTTCTCCATTTCCACTAACCAATTATTACCATAAAGTGCTGTGTACTCACCAGCTACAACTCTTTTAAGTTGTTCAGGTTCAAATACATCCTTAAGTAAATCATAGGCTTTCTTGGGGCCAACACCAACTCTCTTGATATTTACCTGGCCTTTGTTCTTACCAGACTTAGTAGTAACTGGTAGTCTCTGTCCACAACCTATGATATAATCAGCAGTATCTCCAACTAAAGCCTGAAACATAAGACCTTTAAAACCAGTAAAGTAATACTTAGTAGGCTTCTTATTAGGCACAATGTAAAGTTCACCAAGCTCATTAATAGTAATAAGCTTCATAGTATTATCATCTAAATGAAGACCTGGAACTTGTCGTAAATCCTTATCAAGACTCCATATTACTGTAGAACCATCCTGTTTCTGGTTAATCGCAAGTAGGTCATCAGCTTCTAAGTATTCAACATACTCAGCTCCCAACTCCTTCACAGCAAGCATCTTAGCCCATTGCAGATTTAAAGGCCGCTCAACATCTTGTCGATTAGCTTTGTAGTCATCTACGATATGGTCTCTGAAGTTTAACTTTGTAGTCATGTATAAAATAAAGCTACTGCACTCAGCCGCTTCACATAACTGACTAATCTTACCTCTGATATTGTTAGCAATCAATTCTCTCGAATGCTCATCATCATCGTTGAAGATACAACAAGGTTTATATACCAAGATATCTCCATCAATCAATAATGTTTTATCCTCTTCATCCTCGAAAAGGGACTCATCAAATTCATCCATATATTTCATCCTCCAAATACCCTTGAGGTATATCTATAAACAAGAAGTACAATGTTATTAATATCCATATACCTACAGCTATTTTCATTGCTCCTCCATAGTATCCAGTAAGTCATTACCACACCACTTAGTAGCTTTCTCAAAAGCATCTGAGTCAGTATAGGCACTAATAATAGTAGATGCACCTGTCTTAGATACAACTAACCAAGTTCTTGTTTGGTTCATTCGTATTTACTCCATATTAGTAGTAAAACCATACCTACAAGCATGTATTCTATCATAATTAATCCTTAAATAAGTTCAAATATCTGATAGCTAGACTTGGATTATTATAAAATCCCTCATCATTATCAGTAAGAGTATAAACAACTTGACCAACCCTAAAAGCAAGCTCCATAGGTTTCATCTTTGGATAGTTTAGAGTTTGTTCTTTTGCTTGTTCAAACTGACCATTAATAAGGCTGTCAATAATGTGGTCTATTTCATTCATAGCTCAAACTCCCCATTGTCCCAATCAATCTTAAGTTGCTCAAGCTGACCAGTGGTACACTCTATACCTATATCAGATATATAAGGTAGCACATCAGTAGAAAAACTCTCAGCAGATATTATAAACA